CGAAGATTTGAGTGTTGTTGGACTTGTTTACGCGAGCTTTATAACGAGCTGTTCTAGCGTCAGCGCCTTCAGATCCTTCTACGAACATTACTTCGATCTTAGCTTGGTCAGAGATAGCAGCAGCAGTAGTTCCGCCATATCCACGAGTTACTGTTAACGTGTTAGAAGAAACAGCAGTAACAAGCATTAATTCATCTGCAACCTTAACTACGTGGCCAGCACGGAAAGGAGTTCCGTCTACAACTGGAATTGAAGTAGCTACGTTAGTTTGAGCGCCAGATACTTTGGACTCATCGTTATACATTTCGTCTTCGAACCACTGGTGTGAAGTTTGTGTTACCGCTTGGCCGAAACCAAGTAAAGAAATCATTGGAGTTGTATGCGGGTTAAGAAGTAGAATTTCGTCAACAACGCTTAATTTTTTCCCGATTAAGGAAGCGTCATAAATTGGAGCTTTTGCCATTTTGAATAATCCCCCTAATAGTTAATTGAAATTAAAAAAGACGCTTGGCTTTGCGCCATTGCGTCCGTTTATAAACCTAATTCACGTTTTAATGCTGCATATGCGGCCCTATCGTCCATACGTCCGGTACGTTTCGCCTTATCTGCCGCCTCTTTTAATAACTGTTCGGCAGTCTTAGCTGTACTATCCGGAGTCGGATTCGATGAACCTCCGATTGTCTTCGGTTCTTTCTTCGCTCCTAATAGGAACGGTTTATCTTGAACAAGCGCAGAAACAATCGCATCTACTCCGACTGGCTTTCCGCTTTCGTCGAACTCTACCGCGGCTAGGTCCGCAAGCTTCAAAGCATCGTCGATATATGCGATGTTGGCACTTGTAGCAAGTTTAATAAATTCGTTTACAACCTTTTCACGCTTATTTACCGACTGTAACTCCGCCAGTTGTTGCGCTAAAGTTTGCTTCTCAGATTCGTGCTTCTTTGCGATCTCTTCTAAGCGTTCCTTTTCGGATAGCTCCGCTAGGCGCTTTTCTTCGAGAAGCTTTTCATACTCAGAAGCCCTTGTCTTCAAATCTTCATAATCACCGAATTTCTTACGCTCTCTGGCGACTCTATCAGCAATCATCTTATCGATTTGTTCTTGCGTATAAGTCTTTACTTCCGGCTTATTGTCGTCAGGGTTTACACCGTTATCAGGTGTATTATCTGGCGTGTTGTCAGGCTCGCCGCCGTCAGCGAAATGTTGAAGATTCATTTTAAACGTGTTTAGCATTTGTTACCTCCGTACAATGCCCGTCGGCAGTAGTTTCCGTTGTAGCTTTTAACGTCGTCACTACGTTTTGGACATAGAAAAAAGGCGCCTTGTGAGCGCCCTATAAGCCGTTAATTTCTTTTATTGATTGCGGTAGTAATGATGGATCTCGCACCGGCAATACCTGATGCTGGCAGGATGGATGGAAGATGCCAGTCTTTTGTCCGCGCAAACTAGATAGAGTCGGGTAATTACCTGGTGCGCTATCAACTAGCTTAACGATTTTACCTTCCCATTTACGGCAATCATCATGTTTGGAACCATTACGACTAACCGTGCCATAGTACGCTTCGCGGCTAACCGCTTCGTTTACTGTTGCTTCCATACGAGCCTGCATCATTTTGGTACGAGTCAGCATCTCTGCGTAGACAGATGGCTTCCAGCGGCGATTTGCTGCGTCAATGATGCCTGTTTCTACTGCATCACCGAGTTTACTTCGCAATTCGGCCAGTATTTCGCGACTTATTGTCTTTCTACCGTTTATACCCTGCGCCATGTTCGACCGCATGACCTCTGCGACAGATTGGCGTATAGTTGTCTTAATTTTGCGATCCATATTCTGCGTGATTTGAAGCAAATCGTCTTGAGTATCTGCAATAGCCGTCTCAATCAAAGATTTATTTAACCGATTGAACTCGACTACCTTTAGCGCTTCGTCGAATGTTTCTGCAAGCCCAAGTGTAACTAACGAAGTGGCCACTCCGTCTCTTGCTGCGAGCGGAATATTCTCCTCAACCCATGCAAGAGCATCGTCGTTTAATTGCGATAATATCTTCGCAATTTCTGCTAAGACTACTCGTTGGTTTGCTTTGGTAGCGTTTGTTAAATCAACGCGATCCAATTGAACTAGAATATCCCGTACAGACTTTTGATAATACTCGGCTAAACGGGATGTGTCGCGTTCATATTGCGGTTGTGGTACGTTAAAATCAGACGGCATTATTTACCGCCTCCTGCTCCATTACTACTGAAGATGGATGCATCGACAAATCCATTGGCAGTCTTTTCGTCCTCATGTATGCGGTCGATAATCTCTTGTGCCTGCATGTCATCTAAATTATCAAGACGTTTAATCGCACTCTGAACGTCAAGTGTCGGCTTTCCTCCCGTTCTGAGCTGTGCAATCTCCGCCTCCTCTTTCTCGCTACGAGGCAGTCCATCACGCCAAGTAATCTTCGGATATACCGGATCATACTTTGTAAATCCATCTACGCCATCATTTGCGTAATTCTCAAGCTCCATAGCCGTCCACAATGCGTCACGAATCGCTCTATCAACGTGAACACGTATTCTGCGAACCTTCGATAGTATAGGCATGAACCTAGCGCGAATGGCTGCTCCGTCTGTGTGGCTAGTTCCTGTACCGCCCTGCTCTTGACCGGCAACAGTCGTTCCAAATAACCACTGAGGAGTTTCGGACATTTGATAGACTAGCGATAATAGCATGTCTAGTTCTCGGAATACACCGTCGAGTTGCTGACTGCTAAGGAACGTCATGTAGCCTGGAGTTTGTTCATCTTTGTTCACCGGAATGTACTTGCCACCGAAGCGAATACTTCCGTCTGTATCCGTTGGTAAATCCGGCCCGTATGCTGTAGGATCGCTGTGCTTGTGCAGGATAAAATCGAGCTGCACCAACAAATCGTTAATGGCCGCAAGGACACTCTCGATCTTTTGAATACCGCTAATTCCTTCCCAAGCGTCATCCGTCGTTTTATATGGCGAATGGAATACTAGCAATCGAGGTACACCGGTTTCTACAATGTCGGAATTTTTTCCTGTAGCAACCTTTTCACCGATTATAAAGCGTTGGATCGGCGCTCCATACGAATTGTCGACGTCATAAGGATGTAGCGCAAATTTTTCGTACTGGATGTAACCTGGAAGATGGCGCTCTACGTTTAGGAACGGCTTTTCGCCTTCTCCTCTAACGTAAACCCACTCGACAAAAGCGATATTAATCGCCTTAAATTTCTTTGCATTATCTTTCGATAATTCCGGGAACACGTAGCTAGGATTTACCGCTTCAATAATCGGCTCCTTCTTGACACCGACAGGAACGTGTCCAATACCGGAGAAATCTTGACGGTAATCGAAGAATGTCTTGAAGAAACTGTCTCCGCGATAACCTGCACCGATAACGGATTCGTGAATCTGCAAGTTCAAATCGTTGTCTTCGACGATTCGATTTAACGACTTTTGTTCTTCACTATCGTCAGGCTCTCCGCTTTCATACGTAGGAGGCTCACCGACGAGCATGTCCGCTGGCTTCGTTAACAATACGTCCATAATGTTAACAGCGATATATAATTGCTTTAACTGCTTAGCATGTGGCGTATCTTTTAACAAATCGCTCGCACGATCGTAGATTTCCCACAGATTACCGTCAAATGTCTTACGTCCACGGTAATAACGGCTTAATCGCTCCACGTCTTCAGCAGGCGGAAAGATTCCTTCGGTGTTAAACTTCTTTCCTTGCTGAAATACTTCGTAATTTACGCCATCCGATTCAATCGTTGCTTCACGCAATCCGGACTTAAACGGATTCAGTGCGTCTAATACTTCAGGTATGCTCGGCATCCTATCGCCTCCTTTCTATAGCCACTGTGGTTTATTAATGATTTTCTTATTGCCGTCTTTTCCGGCGGTAAATGCCATATGCAAAGCGTCGGGCGCATCATCATGGTTATGATTGGGATAAAGTTCGAACATTTCGAGAAGTAACCGGTGTTGCTTCTTAAATCGAATACGTCCGCCTTGTATCTCCGGCAGTAACGATTCAATACGCAAGGCCTTCCGCATCCTCTGCTTAATCTCTTTCACACGGGTATGCGCAGGATAACCGTATCTACGAAGCTCCTCTTTAAGCTTATGAGCGAACCACTCTTGCGCCTGCTGAGACTCGACCGCCATACCTGCGTATTGATACTGCATTGTTTTCTCTACGATCTTCTGAAGCAATACGTCAGGATGAACACGTTCGAGATAGGAATCAACGACATAAAAAATACCGTTAGGACTTCTTCCAACGGTAATAATTGCACTATAGTCACCTTTTTCTTTACCCATTGCGAAGT